GGCTGACTATGACAGTCCGTCATGGGCGTACAAGCAAGCTGATCGTATCGGCTATAACAGAGCACTAAACCAAGTGCTTGACATTATCAACCTAGACAAGGAATAAACTATGGTATTTACTGACAGTGCTGCAACCGCACAGACTGAGCAGACAACAGAGCAGACGCAACCAGAGACCTCACCACAGGAATCTTATGTGCAGAAACTCGTAGAGGCAAAGGGAGAGAACTGGAAAGACCCTGAAGTCCTAGCTAAAGGTAAACTCGAAGCAGATGGCTACATTAAGACCCTAGAGGATCAGTTAGCACAGATGCGAGAGGATATGAAGAAGCAAGACTATCAGGCCCAGATTCTTGAACAACTTCAGAATAAGGCCACTGAATCCACCGCAGTGAACAATGAAGTGCCCAACAATAACGGTGACATCAACACACAGAACACCACTGCAAGTGTTGATGAGGAAACTCTGAAGAGCCTTGTTGAGCAGACACTGTCTCAACGTGAGAAAGACAACACTGTGCAACAGAACCTTTCTCAAGTTGATAAAGAGTTAGAGAGTTCTTTTGGTACTGAAGCAGCAGCAACAGTTCAGAAGAAAGCACAGGAACTAGGTATGTCAATGGATCGTCTACGTGACATTGCAGCTGAATCTCCTTCTGCGTTCTTTACTCTCATCGGTCAACCACAAAAGACCTTTAGCCCAATGGTTCAAGGTTCGGTTCGTACTGAGGGTGTCAATATGCAAGCCTCGACGGAACGTGACTGGTCTTACTACCAGAAGCTACGTCGGGAAAATCGTAATCTGTACTATTCACCAAAAGTCCAGCAACAAATGTTTCAAGACAAAGCTCGACTTGGTGAGAAATTTGGTATCTAAATATAGGAGAAGTATACCATGGCAATGACTACAGCCAATACTACTTTCCTGCAACGCACTAATGTATACTCAGCTGAACTGAAGGAAATCCTTCGTGATGAGATGCAGGCGCAACGATATGTACGGATGCTTGATGGGTTCCCAGATGGTAACAACTTCAAGATTCCTTCTATCGGTCAGGCACAAGTAGACAACTACAGTGAAGATTCTGCTGTAACATATCGTCCACTAGACACAGGTGAGTTCACATTTACTGTTGATCAGTACTTGTCATCTGCTGCCTACATGACAAAGCAAGCTGAACAAGACACATTCTACGCAGAAGAAATGATGTCTCGTTTTGTTCCTGAGCAAGAACGTGCAATTATGGAACACTTCGAGTCAACAACTTTTGCGGCTCCAGAATCAGGTGTTGCAGCTAACTCTCAAGAGGCCATCGACGGTATCTATCACCGTATGTCAGGTGGTAACGCAGGTAAAATCCAAGTCGAAGACTTTGCTTATGCCCGTTACTCTTTGAAGAAAGCTAATGTTCCAGACCAGATGATGGTTGCGATTGTTGACCCATCCGTTGAGTTCACAATCAACACATTGTCTAACATTGCTAACGTGTCAAACAACCCAATGTTTGAAGGGCTAGTTCGTGATGGTATCGCAACAGGTATGCGTTTCGTAGCAAACGTTTACGGTTTCGATGTCTATACATCTAACTACCTGAAAGACGTTACAGACTCAGCACTACCAGAACGTGATGGTACAACTACAAATGACTTCTCGTCATCTGCAGGTAAAGCCAACTTGTTCTTCTCAGCATCTCCAACCGTAAACCCATTCGTGGGTGCATGGCGTCAGATGCCTGAAGTTGATTACGAATACAACAAAGACTTCCAACGTCATGAGTTCGTAACAACTGCTCGTTATGGTGTGAAACTGTACCGTCCTGAAAACATGGTTGTTATCGCAACCGATACAGACGTATAAGGAGGGTAACTGATGTCTTACACTAACGCAGATGGCCTTCAGGTCTTAACAAACGGTGCAGCTGGTGTTGCAGCTGACAATGGTACAACTGCAGTTTCTGCAAAGAAAACTATGGTTGTTACTCTTGCTGATGCAACTGAGCTAGGTACTGCTATCACAACTCCAGATGACCAAGAAGCATTTATTCCTTCTGGTTCATACATCACTGGTGCAAGTCTTCTTGTAACTACTGCCTTTACTTCAGCTGGTTCAGCCACTCTGACTATTGGTACATACGAGCAAGACGGTACAGCTGTTGATGCGGATGGTATCGATGCAACTATTGCTGTAGCTGATCTAGCTGCAAACAAAGCAGTAGCTTGTAACGGTGCTCAAGTTGGCGGTACAGTGCTTCTAACTGCAGACTCGTACATCAAAGCTAAGTATGCTACTGCAGCATTTACTGCAGGTGCAGCTAAATTGGTAATCGAGTACATCGAAC